AAAAACCTATGAATAAAAAAGATATAACTGCTATGGCTGCTGCTGCAACAATTGCAACAGGTGTTAGTGTTAATGAAATGAATAAAGCTGCAGACAATAAAATTATTCCAATTAAAAAACCTAATGTTATTGTAGAAAAAACTTATGAAAATGTTTCTGAGTTAGAACCTGAAAAGAAAAAATGGTTATTAGATACAGCAGAAAAAGTTTATACAATTAATAAAGATGAAATAGTACCTAGTGATATTATTCTTGCTATCAATAGTGGTGAGACTGGATGGGGTTCATCTAGATTTTGGAAGGAAGGTAGTAATAATTTATTTAACTTTCAATCGTTTGATGATAAAGAAGAATCAATAGCTGCTCAAAATAGTAAAGCTAAGATTAAGAAATTTAATACACAAGAAGAGTCTATTTCACAGTTTTTAGAATGGGTACAAACTAAACCTAGTTATAAGGTTGTCAGGGATGAGATTAAACTGTATAATGAAGGTAAAAGTAGCAAAGAAAATATCATAAAAGCTATAGCTAAAACAGGATTTGCTGAAGACAAAAACTGGAGTAGCAAAATTACATCAATATTAAATAACAGAATAGATGGTAAGCATAAAGGAGAGTTAAAAACTTTATCGGATAATTTATTTAAGGATACAGATGACACCAAGAACTAAAACAGATATGATTGTTATACATTGTTCAGCAACACCTGCTGATATGGATGTAGATGCAGCTAAGATTAAACATTGGCATACTGTTGATAATGGATGGGATGATATTGGTTATCATTATGTAATTAAAAGAGATGGAACATTAGAGACTGGTAGAGAAGAACATAGAACAGGGTCTCATGCTAGACAAGTTAATGGTACATCAATAGGAATTTGTATGGTAGGTGGCTCTGATAAATCAGGTGGTTGGGAAAATAATTTTTTACCTGAACAGTTTGATACATTAAAACAAATAGTAGAAACATTAAAAGATAAATATAGTATAACAAAAATTATAGGACACTATGAAGTAGATGATGTTAAGAAGTGTCCTTCATTTGATGTACAAGAATGGAGAGAAAAAAATGTGGCTTAGTGCAATTAAACTAGCAATGAATGCTGGTACTCATATATATAAAAAGAAACAAGAAACTAAAATGATGATGGCTAATGCTCAAGCTAAACACGCAGAGAAGATGGCATCAGGAGAAATTGAATATAGTGGCAAACTTTTAGAAGCAAGACAGTCAGACTGGAAAGACGAAGCAGTTTTGGTAATTCTCACATTGCCAATTTTGGTGATTGCTTGGGGTGTATTTAGTGATGACCCAAATGCTTCTGCTAAGATAAAAGAATTCTTTGAACAATTTCAACAGCTTCCGAGCTGGTTCACAAATTTATGGATTCTTGTCGTGGCAAGTATCTATGGTATAAAAGGTACACAAATATTTAAAGGTGGAAAAAAATAGTTTATGGATTGTGATTATGAATTATTATTTTACAGGAATACTTATTATATTAATGGTATTGTTAGCAATATTTGGCAACCCAGGTAATTATTAATGAAAGTATCAGAAAACACATCAGTAAGTATGCCAATTAAAAATATGATTGGTATTGTAATTGCAGTAGCAATGGGTATATTTGCATACACAGAGTTAACTGCTAGATTAGTTTCGTTAGAGACTTCAAGAGAATTATTCCAAGCTGACCTACTTAAAAAATCAGAACAGAAACCTACTGACCAAGAACAATTTATGCTGTTGGAATCGGTGTTTGCAGATGTTGAAAAATTACAGATAACTCAAGAACAAAACATGACTAACAAAGTTAATATAGAATTTTTAAAAGCTCAGTTAGAAAAAGCTTTACAAGATATAGAAGAATTAAAAGATAAGGTAAGAGCAAATGGAAAGACTCATTAGAAAATTAGTTGAACATATATCTAAAGTAGAAAAGAAATCTAAAGAAATGAGTTTAGTAAAAAATTTAAAAAAAGAAGTAGAGACTGGTAAACATGGTACTCAAAAATATGTTATTAAAGCAGGACAAAACAAAGGTAAAACAATATGATTGAAACTGTAATAGCATTATTGATGATAGTAAATGGTGAGATTAAAGAACATAGAATACAGCAATCTATGTCTGATTGTTTGAAAGGTAAAAGAATTGCTATGAGAGAATCTAAATCTCATATAGAATATCAATGTATTAAATCTGAAGCAGAAACAGAAATATATATGGGAGAGAAATCAATTAAAAAATTAATATTAAAATGATAGATAAATTTATATATAAATGTTGTGGGTTTTTAGATAGATATACTGAGTGGATGAATAGTTTATTTGCACCAAGATGTAAGTGTAAAAAGAAAAAGAAGTGAAATTTATATTGGTTATAAGTTTATGTTCATTTGTAAACAATCAATGTTTACCTCCAGTAGAAGTAGATAAAAAATATAATTCTTGGAATGATTGTGCAATAGCAGCAATAGATATATCTAAAGATATTTTAATAGCACAAGGTAAAGAAAATGTTAATAAAAATAAATTAGCAACAAGATTTAATTGTAATGAAGTTAGTATTATCTAATTATAAAAAACATCTGAAGCAATTTTTTCTAAGTCTTCTGATAAAGAAGTAAAGTTAGTATCACATTCTTTTAACAAAGCTTTAATCACACCAGCATTTTCTTTTTTAAAATGAGTTGTTATTTTATCCATAGGATACTTAGACAATTCAGTTATAAACTGTCCTTGATTATTAATAAGTAATTTGAAACTCATAAGATGAGCTTCTTTTCTTCTTACTCTTTTCTTTTGTTTAATTTTTCGATTGGTCTTCATGTTTCTTTCTCAGTAAATCAACAAGGAAATCATCATCTCCTTTTTCAGAACTTAATTTAGTTAATGGTTCTTGTCCATCAACATAAGTTTCTATTGTTTTAATTCGTACTGGATTAACCATGAATACAGGAAACCTTTTATTATCTAGAGACTTAACCATAAAGAAACCATCTTCAGCTAATCCAAAAGTTTCTATATTTTTAATATCAATATCATCTGAACCAACTAAACAAATTCTTAAATTATATTTACCTGCTTTAGCTTCAACAGGTTTACCATTCATACCTACTATTTTATTCATATCTCTGTCCTTACTATATGTTTTCTTACTGCTCTAACTAATTCTTCTATCTTATCTATACAACTAATTAAATCTTTATCAGTAATGTAATGTTGTTTTTCTTTTAACTTATCATATTCTTTTAATGAAATAGTGACAGTACTTTGTTCATTTTCATATGTAGCATCTACATCTCTATCTTCAATGTTTGTCATTAGATACTTTCATCTAAATAAGTTTTGCTAGTAAACGATTCACCAATAGGTTCTTCTCTCTTAACAGGTTGTGGTTTATATCCTATCTCTCCTGTCTGATAATCGTCATCAACTAAACTATCAACACTCTCTGTATAAAATTCATTTAACTTATCATTGTTTTTTTTAATTTTCATTTTAACATGGTCTTTTAATTCATCAACTTTAACAAATAATATTTTATCTATTTGTTGATGTATACCATACATATTTAAATCGTTTAATGCAGCAATAAGTCTGCGAAAACCTTTTGCTCTTTTCTCTAACTGTTGTATTTGTGCTTCAGATAAACTCATGAGTAATCCCTTTCAAGTATCATTTCAAGATAGTGAATAGCTTTTTCAATATCTTTTTGTTTGCCTTTTGATTTATGTCTACAGATATATTTAATAGCATTACCTTCTGCAAACTCTAAATTATTTTCATTAATAAAATGAGCAGGTTGTATTTTCATTTTAGAATAATGATTCCCACCTACCTGCTTTTCTAATGAATCATAAGTACTACCTTTAAACATATCTTTATATGTCATTATAGTGGTCCTTGTTCTATCATTTTTTGTCTTCTTAATTGTTGTTCAGTTGGTTGCAACATATCATTTAAATCATCTATTGTCAACTCTGGGTTGCGTTTTAATTTTTTAACTATCCATTTATAAGACCAAGGCTGTAGTCTAAATGTATTACCACTATAGTAATGAGTTTGTTCAGGCATAAAAGCAAATACATTTTTATAATTAATTTTACTAGCTTCTTCTTTAGTCATTAAAGTATGCAACCAAGCTACTAAGATATGTCTAGCTTTTCTTCTTATTGGTTTCATTTGTTTACTGTTCATTTCTTTTTCTCCAATACTTTAAAAACTTTTTATCTTCAAAATATTTAGCAATCCTATCAGGTGATACTTGTTCTGATACTATACAATCATATATATTTTTATAATCTTTTTCTTTTATTTTCATTTAATTTCCTTTTTATTGTGGAAAACTTCATACCAAGTATCACACTCATCACAGTTATACATACTTACAATAGTATGTTTTGATTCTGGATAAGTATCTTCTGTATCAAAGTCATTATTCCATCTTACTTCTGCATTACAATAAAAACATTTCATTTTTTATAACCTATACTATTTCTATTTTTATATAACTTTTGCCATGACCAAACATTTATTTTACTAGACCAATGATATATAAATAAAAGTATTCGTTTCATTTTTTTAACTTTATTAATTTAAAATTATTTTCTCTATCAAAATATCTATATGACATTCTTACTGGCATAAATTTATAAACATAATCAAACACAATCGTTTCATCTAATTCTTTACAACTATAAACATCAAGCTGTACTAATGCTGGATTGTTTTCATCCCATGAGTGTAAAGTAATATGGGATGTTTCTATTATAGTCACACAAGTTAAACCTCTATTACCTTTAACTTCACAATACTTTGCATATGGACCAGCAAGTATCTTCATATCTATATCTTTAATTAAACTCTTAGTCCACTTCTTCATCATCTTTAAATCTTTAGGTGGTTCTAAGACTTCTGCTCTTACTAATAAATGTTTATGCTTAAGTTCTTTTTCCATAATTTTTTAATTGGTCTTCGTATTCATATGTTATCTCTTCTACTAAAGGTTGTTTAACTACATCAGCTAACATAACATTCTTATTAGAATACTTAAATACTCTTAAACCTTTACCATTGTTTGTATCAGAATGACATTCCCATTTATGTGGACAGAACATACATCCTGTAGCTAAAGTTTTATTACCATTCTTTTCTGTTTTAAATTCATAACATTTTTCTGGAGGTGTATCTTTTTCTAATGTACTTCTTAAATTTTTAATTAAAGATTTAACATTAGGTTTAGCCATGTCTTCAGGTTTATAAAAACATATGTCACCACTAGATTTATCAACAACTAGAAAGCCACCTTCTTTAGTACCATTAGCTGTTTCATATCCTGATAACTGGGCATGATAACCAAATGGGTCATCACCTACTATCTCACCTGATTGAAATTTTTTAAAACTAAATGATGAAGCTGATTTAACATCACATATTTCACCATCAATCTTACTATCTATATGACCAGAGATACCATCTATCTCTACTTTTTTTTGTTGGTCTTCTATTTTATGTCCAGATAATTCTGCTAAATATAAAATCAAATGTTCAATAATATGTCCATATAAAAATTTTAAATTTAATCCTGCGTCTTCATCTTTTCTATCTTTAGGACTATGCTTATCATACCATAGTTGTCTAGCAGGTTTACCTATGACTGACATTCTAAGTTGTCCTTCTTTATCTGTCTTAACTGGTGGAGTATTCCAAGCTAACATAGCTTCTTTAATATTATTTAAGAAGACATTCATATTTTCTTCTGTCATGTTAGCAGGTTTACCATTAGATATATTAGCTATCAGATGTTTAATATCTGTTGCTAAAGTACTAATGTGTTTCTGACCAGTTGTTTCCAATTTTATATTTTCCATTTAGTGGACACCTTACATTTAATTGTTTACCTGCATCTACAATAGATTGTACTGCTAATCTTCCAAACTCGTCTGCTCTTTTCTCTTCGACTTCGTATTGAAATTCATCATGTACATTCACTACTGGGAATGCTTTGATTTGTTTTATCTTAACATATTCATCTAGCAATGTCAACGCATACTTCATAACTGTTGCACCTGCTCCTTGTAATAAAGTATTTAAAGCTGCGTGTGGATACCTTATTATTATTTTTCTTTGGTCGAGTCCTCTGACCCATCTTCTTTGTGCAATTCGTTCCACCTTTTCTCGAAGGTGTCTAAGACTTGGTGTAGCTCTAAGAAATTTCTCTTTAATTCTTTCACCATCTCTTTCCGAACCTCCAATGATACTTCCGATTTTTTTTGAACCTGCTCCATAGATGAATGCATATATAAAAGTTTTGCTTTCATCTCTTGACCCCAAACCAGCAGCAACTTGATTTGTAGTGTGTATATCTCCATTAACGACTTCATGTGTATAATCCTTATCATTCATGTAGTGTGCCAACATCCTTAACTCAAGTCCAGATGCATCGACACCTACTAATTTATTACCTTTGTTTACTGTCCATAATGCCCTACATTCTTTACCATATGGAGAGTACACAGCAGGAATTTGAGCCATGTTGGGCGACTGATGGCTCATCCTCCCTGTAATTGTACCATTGGTTATTACTTTGCCATGTACTCTACCATCTTCCTTAATAGCTTCTATCCAAGAACTGACTTGAGCAATTCTTTTTTGTAGCATTAAGTATCTGTTTATTAATTTAGCTTCAGGAATATTATGTATCTCAGATAATACTTTCTCATCAACAATGATATGTCCTTTATCAGTTTTCTTTTTTGGTTTCCATCCAAGCATAACTAATCGTTCAGCTATCTGTTGCCTTGAACCTAAATTAAATTCTTTGTATTTAACTTTAGTAAAGGGTACTCCCTTTACATAACCTCTTGCTTTGTTATTAGACTTAGGTATAAACTCTGTCTCTATTTTTAATGGAGGAAAAGTTTGTCTTACCTTGGTTGTTAAATCATTCATGTCTTCTTGAAACTTACATTGTAATTCATAAGCATCAATAACATTTATTTTAAATCCTTTGTCATGTTGTCTTTGAATTATCTCTGCAACTTTATGTTCTAACTCTATTGATTGTCCAAAGTCTTTTGTCTTATTACTTAAAAATTTATAAAGTCTTTCAGTTAATTCAACATCATTCCTACAATAAGTTAACATCTCTTCAGTAAAGAAATCAAATTGTTCGAAGTGAATTTTATTATGTCCTAACTTAGTACCCCAATTTTTTAATGAGTGTCCACCTTCTATCATAGGATTTAATAATCTAGATAATATTAATGTATCTGTCTTCTTACAATTAGCAAACAAATCATAACCAAAAATTTTATTAACTACTGGTATATCAAATCCAATTATGTTATGACCTATTACTTCTTCAGTTTGTTTTATAAACTCTTCAAACCTATGTAAATTATTTTCTCTAAACTGATAGTAAGTGTCATTGTGTTTACAAACAATACACCATATCTTATCAGCAGTCATGGTTGTTTCTATATCAAATATAACTTTATTAAAAGTCATCTGACTTTACCTCATTAAGTCTACCAGTATCAATGTCATATTTTAAATCACAACATGGACCAGTTATACCTGAGAATCTATTCTTAAGTACTCTTATCCTAGTGGTGTTCCTTATATCAGGGTCATCGTTCTGTGCGTCTCTCTCAAGCCCAATAACCATATCACTTAGCTGTCCTATACTAGCTGAACCTCTTAATTGTGATAGTGATGTTGCTGCACCTTCCTCATGTCCTTTACCATCTGGTCTTCT